AATCTACCTAAACTTAATTCATCATAACTTTCAGGTAGTTCAAAATTTTCTTTTCCTATAGTTAAATCTATCATATTTATTTCTTTTTTTTATTATATATTATTAATAAATAATGGTTTTTTTTCAAAATAATCTATAGCCACTTTTGTCACAATAAAATCTCATCAATAAGAGCATCTCTTTTTAATTGTTTAATTTTATTTCGTAAACTTTCTATTTCTTTTTGGTTATCATTAAAAATTAATTCCATTTCTAATCTGTTTAGTAAAATATCTATTTCTTTCATCATATATTATATATTATTTTTGTTGCTGCCCCTATCAACTTTTTTTATAAGCATTAAAAAAGAGTTTAATCAGGACGACTAAACTCTTTTTTGTTTGATTTTTGATTTTGATTATATTATATATAATATTATATATTCCCTCTTAATAAAAGTTTATTCATTTACAAAAAAATCTTCTTCTTTAATAAGAGGTATAAATAAAAGCAGACTAATCCCATATAATCTTCTTTTAAAATATACTATTGAGTAATTCCTCTTTACTTTTTGATAAATATTCATCAATTTTTCCATAATCATATACCTTTTCTTTTTTTATTATATTCTTTTTATTATTATCTTCTTTCTTATCACTTTTATTAGTGATCATATAATATATATTTTCTTTATCTTTATTCTCAAACACGCAGAAACCTTTAACTTCTTTAATGAATTGTTCTTTCAACCTTTTTTCTTCAATTCTTTTTTTAATTGTATAGAAATTTCTATCATAATCTACATCAATCGCTTCATATCCTGCATTTTTCAATAATCTAATTACATAATTAATTGTATCTTTATTTACATTATCTTTCATTGATATACTATCGTGTAGTGATATATTCAATATGCCTCTTTCAAACAAATCTAATTGTATTTTCTTTATTATATTAGCTTCTCTATTTTGTAATATATGTGAAAGTTTTTTACCTCCATCTTTTTTATTTTTAATTTCGTAAATCTTTTTATATACATTTGGGAACATATTCATTAATAATTCATCTATATCCTTAACAATTTTTTTACTTTTGCATACAAAGTTTTCAGCATATAACCAATTAAACATATATTTTTTAACATCATCTCTACTCATTTTCAAATAAGTTGATAGAACATCATATATACTACCATTATGTGATAGTTTATAAAAATTCATAACATCTTTATTCTTCTTTAATTCAGGAAATCTTTCATTCAAATATAAACATAAAGCTTGATATTGGCTATTTTTAATATCAATATTTACTTTATACTTATTATCTATCATAATATGTCTTCTTATATCTTTTGATATATTTGAATAATTAGTATAAATTCTTGATCCTCTTTTATCTGTATTGACAGTAACATCTCTATTAATTATATTATCAAATAATATGATTTGTGAGTAGTATTTATCATAGCTTTGTTTTTTAAATGAGTTTATCTTACTTCTAACTTTATTTTCATCATCAAATTTAATAATTCCTTTATCGAAAAGGTTTTTAGTTTCTTTCAATATTTTTTTAGTATTAGTATCTAGGTCTATATCATATCCTTCTTGAATCATTTTTTTCATTTTTAATTCATAAGGATTATTAAAAACTTTCTTTATTCCTTTCTTTTGAACTTTTTCATAGTTCAAAATATAAGATTTAGATTTTACACCTTTAATATAATTGCCTGTATTTATTATATAATCATTAGAGATAAGCCATTTAAAATCATCATATCCTGCTCCTCCTACAATTTTCATAAGAAGTCTTGCATTTACTCTACTATCTTTAGTATCACTTTTATAAAGATATGGTTTCAAATGTATATAAGATAAAATATAATTTATTCTATCTTTATTTCTATTAGTTTGAATATTAAAATCAAAAATCATACATTATATATTATTTTTGTTTAGTCTCCTATACATAAAAATGAAACTTTTTTTAATTTTTTTTTTAACCAATAAAGAATGGTATTCCTTTATTAGATTTTAAATGACTATAAACTGCATATCTTAAAGCATCTAACGCATCATCATTTTCTTTTACTGGTTCATCTAATATAACATCTTTAATGCTTTTCCAAGAATATAACTTATGTTCTTTCCATATATTTAAACTTTCACTATGAATAAAAATCTCCATAGATTTTACTTTATCAATTCCTTCTTTTACATTTTTCTTAGCAGTAGTAGCTTTATAAAAACCAGCTCTTCTTATTTCTTCAATTACTTCTGGTCTAGCAGAATCACAATATATTGGCTTATTTCTATCTAATTTCAAATCTAACATCATTTTTATTAGATCTGACGTTGTTAATTTACTTTCGTATATTAATTCTTCAACAAAAACTTTATTGTCTTTAAAACGAGTTAAAATTAACGCACTTGGGTGATTATAGCCAAAATCGAGTCCATAACAAAAATCATCAAATTGTGGTAAATCAATATATTGTTTAAAATGTGAATATATTCTTGTTTGGCTAATAGGACGTTCGCCAAGTGCATATACTTTATAATAGTTTTCATCTACATTTATTAAATTTTCTATATATTCTATCTGTTCTTTTCCTAAGAAAGGATTATCTTTATAAGTTGATTTTATTAGAGCAGAATTATCTTGTTTAATTATATCATAAATCCAATGTTCAGTATCAGAGGGGTTAAAATCAACTAAAATCTTTCCAGTTGTTCTCATTACTAATTGGTTGAATTCATCAAATTTTAATTCATTGCCTTCATTACAGAATAATATATCTCTTTTACGACCTCTTAACTTTTGTTCATCATCGGCAGAAAAAAACTCAATCCAAGAACCATTATCAAAGTTATATATATGTTCAGTTTTGCTATGATTTCTTTCATCATATATATTCAATTCTTTCATAATCTGAAAAAAATCTCTCATTATTGAAGCTCTTAACGAAGGAAATGACTTTCTTATTATAGAAACTCCTTTATTTTCATTCATTAAACAATAAACAATTATTAATTGACATAAAGAATATGTTTTAGATGATCTAGATCCACCTTGATTAAATATAAATCTTATACTTTCATCATATAATAATTCCCAATTTCTTTTAAAAACAGGAGTATGTTCTAAATTAAGTGTTGCCATCTTTTTTAACTTCTATTAATTTTATCTCGGTTATAGATTTTCCATCAGAAGTTATATCTATACTATCACTATACCCTCTTTTCTTTCCTTTATACTTCATATAAAAAAGTATAGATCTTTCAGATCCTTCTTTTATTTTCTTGAATAATTGATTTTCAACAAAATCACCTTGCATTTCATTTATCTCATCTACTTTTGATTTAAAATCTTCATCATCATTGCACCATCTATAAAATGTTTGTCTTGATATATTACATTCTTTACAAGCAGGTGTAACTATACCTAAACTCCTTTCAAGAGCTTCTAATAATTTTTTCTTATATTTATCTGGTTGTATTTTCATATTTATTTTTTATATTTTTCATCAATAATAACAGGAACTGCATTTATCCAACTAATTCTATGATGTAATCTTTTATTTTTACTACCCATAATAGTAACTTTTGTAAATGAAGGACAGTACATAACTGTGTAAAATGATTTTACATATGTTCCACCTTCTAAGTACGCATCTGTCATACCACCTTTATTTTTTTGTGTTGCTAACTGATTTAACTGTAACTGATTAATTGTAAAAAATAAATCACCTCTATTACCTAAACTTAAATAAGTATTAACATCCTCATTTAACCTACTCAAAAACATAAACCTTCTATTTACACTACAAAAAAAACTATTCATCGCTTTTCTTTTAATAATAACTTTCTCACCAAAACCACCATTACCACCACCAAACCAATCACCACCTTGTGAAAAACATATTGATTTTAAATTATCAACACTAATGAAATAATCTAAAACAACATCAAAAAACTTATCTAAACTTTTATCAATACTTTTACTTATAAATTCAAATCTATGATTAAATCTAATTTGAAATCCTGTATAATCATCATCTAACATTAAAAAATATTCGTATCCTAACTTTTCAGCTTCATCAAATATCGCATTACGCGCGTGAGTTGTTGTTCTATAATTATTAAAATTATCACCATTATCAACTTTTTTAGCATAAAATTTTTTGTCAAATATAATTATATTTTCCTCACCAAATTTTTTAATATACTGATTTGCCATTTTATCCTCATTATCAATAATTATATATATCTTTCCTGTATAACCAGCTTTTCTAACACTATTAAATGTAATAACATTATCAGGTCTATTATTAGATAAAATAAACACTACAAAACTATTATTTCTCATAATCTTCTAAAAATATATTTGATATATCATTACTTAACTTAACAAAACCTAACTCAATCGCTTTGTTAAAATCAATAATAATTAAAGCTGAGTCTTCCATTAGTTTTTGTACTACCTTATCACTGTGAGCATAAAAATCTGCTATATTTTCGAAATTAAAAATTATATGTCTTGCCGCTGCCATTTTTAAAAACTTTTTATCATCATCACTTATATTTGATTCTTCAATCTCACTAACTAAATTATCATATTTACTCATATCATACATATCACTATATTTAGGTTTATCATTACTTGGTTCATATATAGGAGCTTCTATTTTTCTTGTATAGTTACCAATACTCTTATTATCAATAAAATCTTCTATATCTAATCCCCAATCCTCTAACAAATCCTTATTCCACTCATTTTCATCATTTAACATATCCCAATCCCATTCACCATAACCAACATTATCTTTTACAATAAACTCTTTTTTCTTTTCATCACTCAAATTACTAAATTTGATAATATAAACATCACTCAAACCTGCTTCTTTACAAGCCTTCAACCTCATATTGCCACCAAGTACTATCATATCATCATCAACAACTATAGGTCTAACTTCTAACATTTCTGGAAATTCTTTTATTGACTTAATTAATTTTTTATATTTTTGATCCTTTATAATTCTTGGATTATCTTTATTTAGTTTCACTTCTTCAATTTTAACTTTTTCAATTTTCATATTCACTTTTTTTTTATTTTTTTCATAATATATCATAATATTTTATTAAGAATATATAACTATCATATTTATATAAACTTACATCAATAATTTTCTTATCTCCTATGAATTTATTTAGAAGATTTTCTAGTTTTTGTAGATCGTTTCCCTTTAACAATTTTATCTTCATATAATTCACTTCTTTCATCAAATCTTATCAATTCTTTTATTACATTTCTTAAACAAAAAGGACATCTCCAATCAACAATAACATTCTTATATTTATTAATTAACTCTTGATAAAGTATTTGCATTTTAGATATATCATTCGCATCTAAACGATTTTTATTTCTAAAATAATTTATCAAATCTCTCTGTTCTTGTTTTATTTTATATTCCATATATATAAATATATTTTTTTAATTATTGTTTTATTATAACTTTTTTCGGTATGAAATCTGATAATTTTTTAATGATATATCCTTTATAGGATTTTCTTAATCCATTAACAACTCTATCTAAATTTCTTTTATTATCACCAAATAAATTATGACTACATTCACTTAAACTATTAAATATATCAATTATAACACCATTTTTAAAAGCAATAACACTATATTGATTTTTATTATTTATATTTATTCTATTTTTTAAAGAATTACTTATTTTATTTTTAGTCTCTATGCTATGTTTTTTATTATATAACCAATGGTTTTCATTTGAATTAGCTTTTGATATCTTATCTCTTGTATCTTTACTAATTATCCTACCTAAACAACCTCTTGATATGTTTTCAATTTGTTTTTTAGTTCTTTTCTTACCTTTATTAGCAATGCTTATCTTCAATCTATGTTCTTCATTCAATGCAACACCACCTTTAAATGAGTTACCTCCAATTGTCATATTTAATCCATTTTTAAATGTATCATATTTTTCTATCCAAAATATTTCTCTATCATTTAATTTAGAAACATCAACAACTTCTATAACTCTTATATAATCTTTAACATCAATATTATACTTATTGAAATGATTATATAATAAAACCTGTTTTTTGAAATTTTTATTGTTTCTATTATATTCTTTAATTCGCCTTTTAATATCTATTGTTTGTCCAATATAATTTTTACCATAAGGACTTTCTATAATATAAATATATCCTAAATTACTCATAATTTTATTTTTATTTTTTTAATATTATTACTCATTTACTATTATATATTTTTTTATATCACTCAACATACTTATTAGAGCGCCTGGACATTTACAATTTTTATAATAATTAACCATTTCATCTCCAAACAAATCTTTATGATATGTTAGTAATTTTTCAATTCTTTTTGGTGTTATATTTTTCCATTTCATTACTTCTTTCATAGTTCAATAGTATTAAATTTTGAATCATAAATATACATAATCCAAGCGGCCATAATTGATATGAATATATCTTGGCTTAATAAT